TGGAGGGCATGTCGAATATATTCATTGACAACCTCCAAAAGACAGATGTATACAAACGACCGGTCCATTGCAGTGACGTGAAGCGCGAGACCTTGTATGTGAAGGATAACAACCAGTGGCAACGCGACGGTCCTGAACATGAGAAAATGACCAACGCGGTCCTTGCGGTGGAACAGAAGAATGTGGCGCTGGTAAGTGAATGGGCAAAAGCCAACCCGCGCTGCATGAATAGCAACACCCGAGAGAATGATACCTATTTCAAATTGTCGAAAGCCGCCACTGATGGAGAGAAGGACGGGAACATCGATAAGGTGATACGCAAAGTAGCGAAAAGCGTCACTATCGAAAAGAATCAAAAATATATCGAAGACATGTAAAAATACATAAATACATTCATGGATAATATTCTAAAAATACATACACACACACACACACACATACACACACACACACACCGCACGCGATGTCCGACGAAACCGCCACCAAAGTCGTGATTCCAAAAGAAACGGTCACACGTCTTCTCCGCGACATACGTGATGTAATGACAGATTCTACAATCCAAGAATCCGGTATTTTATACCGTCATAGTGAGACAGATCTGCTTACCGGATATGCGTGTATTGTTGGTCCATCTGATACACTTTATTTCGGCGGATATTACTTCTTCGTCTTTAAGTTCCCTACGAATTACCCTCATTCACCACCGGTTGTTAGTTTTATAACAAATACTGGCAATATCCGATTTCATCCGAATTTCTACGCGAATAAGAAGGTGTGTGTGTCGATTGTGAATACATGGCGAGGGGAGCAATGGTCGGGGTGTCAAAATATTCGATTGGTATTAATGACATTTCAGTCTCTTCTAGACAAACAACCACTTCTTCATGAACCGGGTATTCGTAAAGAACACAGCGACTTTATACCTTACCACCAAATGGTCGAATATTACAATTATAAATTCGCATGTTTAACATTATTAAAGGAGTTTACGCAACACCTCACGATTGAAGCATCGCTCGTGCCCGACTTCAACGAGTTTATGATCGCCAAGTTTCGAGAGAATAAGGACCATATTCGAGAGATTTTGGTGGATCGTCATAAACAATTTCCTGATCGTAAGACGGTTCATATCGGAATATATGGAGGTATTCATACTGTAATCGATTATGAAATACTTATAAAAGAATATGATACAATCGTTAGTAGTTTACTCACCGAATAACAAAAGTATTGTAATATGGATAGATCGGCCTTAAATTGAAATTAAATGTATGTGTATACAATATACATATCGTATTCGGAAATTAAGAAATGCATTTCTGCTCGGTCTGCGCCAACATGTATTATATTAGCATTACACCCGAAAATGAACTTCAGTATTATTGCCGGAACTGTGGTCATATTGACAATACGATTGCGGCAGAAAACATCTGTGTTTCAAAGGTGAATGTCAAACATACCACTACACAACAATCATTCTCTCAAGTTGTGAATAAGTATACGAAATTTGATCCGACGTTGCCTCGCATTCATACAATACGGTGTCCGAATGATGAATGTCCGAGTAATAGCGGGAGCAGCGGGAGCAGCGGGAGCGGGAGTTCTGCCGTGGCAACTGCTGCTTCAGGCGAAAAAAAGAACACGAAAAATGAGATCATATATGTTCGCTACGATGATACGAATCTTAAGTATGTTTATTTATGCGCGAAATGTGACAAAGTATGGAATACGGAACAACAATAAATTGAAACATAATAAAGTGTGAACATTATATATATATACACTTTATGATGTCAAGTGGAATTCCTACGTTGCCCAAAAATCAGTCGCGTCAATCTACCGGAGCAGAAGATACTGAATTTGAGAACGAAGACAATCCTTCGTTGATGTTACAAGAAGAATCAGATATAGAGTCTGGTGGTGGCACAATATCAGAAACAAATGATAGCGAAGACGAATCCACAGCGGGATCTATAACGTCAGCGGATGATGATGAAAGCGAAGACGAAAATGAAGATGAAACTGGCGGCGGCGGCGGCGGTGCGGATGACGAAGAAGGCGGTGGCGGCGGTGGCGGCGGTGGGGGTGGCGACGCTGACGACGATGAGAATCCGGCTTCATCAGCTATGAAAAAAAAGAAAAAATCTACGACGTCGTCTGGACGCAAAAAAAATATGGAAGACGATATGACACTTCTTGGTGTTCCTCATGGTATTCAGTTTGATGACGAAGAAGACGACGATGACGATGGCGATGATGACGACAAAGATAGTAGTGAATATTTTCAGAAACTGAAGTCTAGTGTCCGCGAAACATTTATCGACACATACCATCCGGAGTCGATGTCGCACAATTATGATGAGATTCAGACGCTGGCACGTGTTGTTCGAAATAACGCGGGTGTCATCGTGGATGATTTACATCGGACGCTACCGTTTATGACGAAATACGAAAAAACAAGGATATTAGGCCAACGAGCCAAACAAATCAACGAAGGTTCGCCAGCATTCATCAAAATTGATTCGACTGTGATCGACGGCTATTTGATTGCTGTGAAGGAGTTGGAACAAAAGAAAACACCATTTATTATCCGTCGTCCTTTGCCAAATGGAGGTTCTGAATACTGGCGAGTTCAAGATTTAGAGATATTGTAGACTATCTCAATAATTGTCAAATGTAAAGTCGGGGTCGCCGGTAATTACACGAAGCGCCTTTGTGATATATGCTCGTTCAACGGCATCGGCTTCATAATAGTTCCAATATACATCCTGAAGTGTGAGTTCGCCGCTGATCGGCGTGTTATCTCTAATCACGACGTTTGTAAATTGTGATATTGTGCACTGATATTGATATTTTGGATATATATTTTTTACAAACACGCCTTTGCTATTGAGATGAGCATATTCCGGCCGTTTTTCTTGGATGAGATACATTTTTCCCGGTTGGAGGTCTTTCGGATGGACAAGTTTGAGAGGTCGTATTGTGGTCATGACAATAGTCGTGTTTCCGTCGTTTGAATAATCCATCATACAATAATAATATACCGAATTCAATTTTTTCATCAATCGTTGTAATAATTTGCTGGTATTATACCGACATAAGGCTTAAATTTTGGACGTTGATATATACGGTAATCCTCTAATGATGATGATGACGATGAACTCGTCATAGGTGTTAGTGGGTTTGAAAGGTCGTCGAACGAAAATGGGCTGCTACTGCCGCTTCCGCTTCCGCTTCCACCGCGATTACCGATGCCGGCGTGATGATTGCTTCCTTCTTTGTGGTCATTCACTTCATCCGTGAAACAACAACAGCTACATTTGAAGTAATTTTTGAATATAGTAAAAAAATTGCCGGATGCCGATGCCATGTTTTACTATAATGATATAATATGCGTTTATTATATATTTTCAACACTTCCAACGCTTTCCGCACTCTAAACACGTGACAAATGTGGTCATCGGTTCATCCGCTGAACGCGTTTGAAGTTGGTAATACGTGCATTTCTTCGATTTACACTTATTACATGTGAAATTATCGGTGGATGCCTCGATGTTCGGTTCGTATTTTTGCTTGTCGCGTATTTTCTTGTCTTCGATCAATTGTTTCCATTTCTCAGGACAGATTTCTTGATGCGTCATGAATGCGATGTCTTGCGATTTGATATTGCCGGAAATAACCGCACTCGCCACATCGGGCTTCTTCAAATTGATATACACAGATCGAAGACGGTCGATGTATAATGTAATGAAGAATGTATTCGACCATTTTTTCACGATGTTGTGTTTGGACGCATGTTGAATTGTCCAGTTGAAGATTCCCTTTTCGATGTTTGTCGAACATGTATTGATGTGATCCGCATTTTGTTGTTGTTCATTACCATGACTATCACCCGTCAAGAGAGCTGCGATCCGCTTTCGAATTTCAGCGCGAAAATGTTCCGGATATGCGATGGTTTCAATATTGGACATCGTCGTATAATCTCTGGTGTTGTATTGTATAAACTAGAATAGATTTCTTTATTCAATTTTTTAGAGATATTCTTCTTCACTTAATTCATTTTCACTTTCTTGCTCCACCGTCGATTCTTCGACGACCTTTTTGTTATTTGAGTTTTTTTTGGGTTTTTTTACGGTATTCGCTTTTTTTTTTGGAATGGTAGGTTCTACAACGTTTTTTTTTCGGTCCACGTCCACGTCCACGTCCACGTCCACGTCCACGTCCACATCGGAATATATAGGCGACTCTGACGAAGGTGTTTCAGACTCCGTCTCTGTCTCCGTAATAAATTCACTCTCGGTTGATTCTGATTTGTGTTTTTTTCCGCTGAGTAACTTTTTTGATCGATGGCGGCACTTCGGCGTCTTATCTTCACTATCATCATCCACTACGAAACCGTCTTTCAAGTATCCATTTGTCGTTTTTTGATATGCTGGAATCGAGTCTAACTCGTCAATTTCCGCATCATCCTCTGCCGCAGTCGTCGCAAGGTCTTCGAACCCTCCAAACAATTTTTCATAAATAACATTCCAGATATTCACCGTTAAATCTATGGCGTTTTCCTTATCTATACGTGCTACAAGGGCAAAATTTCCAAATAGAATAAGTTCATCGATCGGAGGAGGCAACTCGTATTTGTTTTCATTTCCCGCTCGACCATCGGTTTTTGCCCAAACATCCACATAAATATATTTTGGCGTGACATGTTCATTATGAATACAGAAATCAAACTTCTTTTTGTTCTTATACTTGTATGTATGATAGCAACTGAAACCGTCATGGTTACGGTAGCCGCATTTTTTTGAAAGTAATATTGTAAGCTCTTCTATCGTCGTATCATTCCCTGGAATGACATGCGTTTCTGACAATGTGCCGGTTTTTGAAACAATTATAATCGATGTGGCCGTATTTTTGTTATTTTTCGATGTCGTCATGGTTGATGGTTCCAATATATCAATCTATAGTTATATTTCTATATTGTTTATTGGATATAAACGTACATCATATGTATTATATACATATGAGGAGATATGACTACACCCGCGAATCACGTTCGTAACCAACGAAGAAATCAGAATGCGCGACAAGCGATGATGATATCCGGTTTAAGCACGATTTATCGCAATCAAACGACGACCCACGCAATCCAAACCCATCAACAAACCGAGCCGCGTATATTTTTACTCGATATAACACTAGAAGATATGAATGATCGGATGTATTCCAAAATTCACGCAATTATCGAAAAAGGACGCATACGTGGACGCGAAGGAACAGATACATTTTTTGTATATAAAAAAAAAGAGCATGTGATCATGAGCGAAGACAATATATACGAGATACGTGATTCTCCGGAACATATAAAAACCCCCCTTCTTGTAGAGAGAATACCAGTAGATGGTAATGTAACCTTAGTTGAATTATGTATATCTACCCCGTCCCCGTCCCCGTCCCCGTCCCCGTCCCCGTCCTTTGCGGCTACCACATCAGTAGTGGTTCCATTATTGGTTGACGAGAGTTATTATAAACTTATAACTACTTCAACAGAATTTACAGGAACACATATTTCTCCGACTCATATCGTAGATCGATATACGAAGATAAATGTAAAATTACACCCAAAATCCATGAATTCGTTTGTCTTTATTATGAATGAAAATGAAACGGAAGTATTGGACTTTTATTTCACGACAGAAAATGGTATTATCGAGAATAGCAAAGATAAAATCACGACAACATGTAAGGAAGATATAATCTCGTTTATTGATCACTTCAAATTATGTTCGTAATATACACATGAATACAATATATACTATTCGTAATGTTGTGGTTTATTCAAAATATTATCTTTTCAATTAGTTTAATCGTAGTTATACATTATCTGTATGTCTATTTTGAAACAACGCTAACTGCGCCGAAAGTAAAAGACTTGATCCATTGTCCAAAACAGAAATATAAATCATTATTTGATACGATAAATAAGAATTTAGATAACAAAAGTCAAGATTCGCAAAAGGTTCGGAATTTAGGAGGAGATAATGCCATCCCCGAGAGATTCACAAACGTGAACGTGAACGACGCCGCAGATGTAGTCGATCTTCTACCAAAAAATAAACACAATAATGATCCATATAACAACGCGAATAAAGACAATAACGATATGAAAACGGATTTGAAGGCGTTTTTACGCGGTATAGGTTTGAAATCAAAATCAAATTCTGAAGCATTATTTCGAGCGAGTTATGAAACGAGTTAAAGGTATAACATGATATATATTATACAGACGCGACATAAATCGACATAAATCGACATAAATCGACATAAATGTCTCATCACATCATTAGAAGTAAGCTGCATCAACAAAGACAAGCACCGGATCTGCGGGTATTAACCACAGAAGATTCTGAAACATTACTATCAGGGTTTCCGGTTACGAGACTTTCTTATGAAGTGTCTATTCATAAGAACGACACACAATATTCTGTGGCGATGAGAGATGCGAAGAATTATGCATGTTTTATTCTTCCGAAAGGTAGACGATCGATTGCTTGGGCTACAGAATGGAAACGTAAGAGGATATTTGTGATTATTGATATCGAACGAGCAACCAATATTCATGGTCGAAGCGGTGGCGGCGGCGGTAGTCACGAACGGCCGTTTATCCGTAGATTTTACCAAGAAAATGGATGGTATCCTGGAAAGGTTCGTATATTTGACGCATGCTTTGACCGAACACTCGTATACGGAACGGTATTTGGTGGTATAATGTTTCGTAAACCGAATTTTGATACGCCATTATTTTCTATACATACGGTTTATTGGTTTCAGGGGAACCTTATTCAACCTTTATCCGGGTTTCAACATATCGCGTTGTGTGAAGAATTATTCCACCGCAATAACATTCGTCAAGTTTCTTATACAAAGGAAAATAGTGTGATATTTGGTTTGCCAGTTTTGTGTAATACCGAACGCGAGGCAGAATATATCATTCCTACGCTCCCATATGAAACATTCGCAATACAATATCGTAACCTGACAACTAAGCATATATTCCAAGTTATATTACATAATGCTCCACGTGGTCAACCGAAGGCACTACCACCCGTTGTCATACCAGTTCCTATAAATATATCCGATAGAAAACAACCGGTAAGGCGTTTATTTGTGCCTCATCAAGATGAGATGCTTACCAATATCCAAGGGGTCTTTATCGTTCGCCCAAATTTACAAAATGACATATATGAACTATTTGTAATGCCGGATTTCCATCGTCAACATATGCCGCCAATATTTCATAATTTTGCGCTTATTCCAAACTTCAAAACAAGTGTGTTTATGAATCGTCTATTTCGTAACATTAGTGAAAATGAGCGTCTAGATACGATGGAAGAAAGTGAAGACGAGGCTGATTTTGAGAATATTGAGCATGATAAATACGTGACGCTTTCGAAGGAGTATATTATGACGTGTCGGTTTCATAAACGATTTTGTAAATGGGTTCCTATCGAAATCTCTACCGGGAAGGAAATTATTACGAAACAGCAGGTGAATCAGCATGAGATGTGTTATACCGGTTATCACCATCGTAGGAAATGAGTATAAACATATGACGTGGATATTATATACTCATGAAACCGCCTGTATATTCCGCATCTATGTCGTTTCATCGTATTTTTTCTTCATTACAGCAGCAGCCACATTCGGATGTATTGCGTCATTGGCGACGTCATCTTCCGTTGATTCGACCATGTTATGCGGTATCGAATGCGTCGACGAATCAAACCATTTCATTCATGCGAGATCAACGCATTCCGATGTTGTGTGAAACGGTAGGACATGCCAACGCGGTGAATGAATATACACTAACGATCGAAAATACGCGTTTGAACAGGGTCGGGGTCGGGGTTGGGAACGAGTATATTGCGCGTAAAGAACGTGACATATTGTCATCACGTGCGTTTGCTTCCTCGACTCCGATTTGGGTCCATACAAAAATATCGCATGATGGAATTGAAAACTCCCGAAAAATGTTTGAACATATATGGGCACATAAGCAGATACTGAAGGGTATCGTATTTGATATTCATAATTTTACAAGTTCGGTGCGAGGGTCGATCCCTCCATCGATCTACAATTATAAAATTGGGATCGATTACGTATTTAGAAACATCGTGCGTCCATTCGAACATGAATACGGTATTACAACACCATGTATTATGATGGATGGTCGGCGCCATATTACACATATTGATCATCTAGAGCAGTTGAAAACACATATAGCGCCGTTTCTTTCGTCGTCGTCGTCGTCGTCGTCAACGGTAAATACTACCGAATTTCAGTTGATTGTCGATGATTTATTTGATTCTCGTATTTAATATTTTTTATCGTCGTATTGTATAGTGCGAAATAACAATAATGCAAGAAGAACCTCTTAGCGGTGGCGGCGGCGGCAAGCGTAAAATCATGTTGAAAGACCATCACATGAACCTTCAGCCTTCCGCACCTATTAGTGGACAGAAAGTAAAGCGTATTAAGCCGTTTAGATTTAAAGACACGTCGAAGTATTTAGACAGGTTGCGTTCCTCACCTTGCCGATCGAAATCACAGAAGAAGTGTGATAGCGAAAAACATCGCAAGAGCTGTAAGTATGCTCGCGGGACGAAGCGTTCATTCTGCCGTAGGCGCACGAATAAGAATTATCGGTCGTAAATACTAATAATATCACATTATATCATAGAATATAATGTCATATTTGCGTTCAAACCCTCTTGCTGAACATAATTCTGGTATCGCTCTGTCAAGTAAAGATATTCCTCAAAACAGCGGAACCGGTAATATGTATGATGGTCAAGGTGGTCGGGCCTTCGTCCAAGGCGGTGGCGGTATGAGTCAGTTTTATTCATTTAATCCTGGTGCCAACGATGCCGACTCTGTTCATGCGCGCGGTTCATACGCACCAGTTACTGTAGGAATGAATTCGGTCGCGACCGGTGGCGGCGGCGGTTCTACTCGCCGAAAGAAGTCCGCCTCGCGTCGTCGTAGTCGCAATCGTCGTCGTCTAACGAAATGTAAGAAGTGTAAATGTGATATCATTATTGGCGTTGGTGGAACTCGTCGTCACACTCGGTTCTGTAAGCATAAATGCTGTAAAAAAAACAAAACACGCGGAGGTCGTCGTGTATCATTTCGTCAACAAGGCGGCAGCGGTAGTTTCGCAAATGCCGCATATTCGATAGGTGGTTCTGGAACGGACGTCGGACCATCGACAACCGCTTTAGCCAATCCTGCGCCTTATACCGCTTATAATAGCTGTCACCCGGTGGTGTAACGCGGGTTCCGTTTCACTCTGGTTCCGTTACGCTACGCTTCACTCTGGTTCCGTTTCACTCCGGTTCCGTTTCACTCCGGTTCCGTTTCACTCCGGTTCCGTTACGCTACGCTTCACTCTGGTTCCGTTTCACTCCGGTTCCGTTACGCTACGCTTCACTCTGGTTCCGTTTCACTCCACTAACTGAATCAAGCATTTCCCATTCGTCTTCGGAATGGTTGATTTCATCCTAGATTTCGCGCTTACTTCTGTCGTGATCGAGAGATTTCCCGTCTCTTCATCAATTTCAATAATATCCGCATCCGCCAACGCCGCAGCAGCGGCTTCTTCTAGCTTGTTGCTCGCTTTCGCCGCCACCGCCGGAGGCTGGTATTTCACCGTCCATGTGTTCTTGTAATACCCCTCTGTATCCGTCATAATGATACGGTATCGCTGTTTAATATAATAGGTCTGCCGTTTTAGCCACTGGCTGCGGAATACATCCTGAGGGTCGATAATATCGATCACGAGAGGCGCGGCATGTTTTACACGCAGGATCCGCCCCACCGATTGACATACATCCGTTTTCGGTGATGCCATAATCAGCGTAGTCAACGTCTTGATATCCAATCCCTCCGACGCCATCGCATATGTCGCAATAATCACCTTCTTGCTTTCGCTCAGTTTCAACGCGGCTTCTTTCATTCCGCCGACATAATAACCCACCGTCGCGATTTTGCGGTGTTCGATCGCATCATGAAAATACTCCAACAACGACCGATTATGCGCCAGTATCATCACTTGCTGGTCAGGATTCGTCTTCAACTCATTCTGTAGCACATCCAAGATAAATTCACTTCGCCGATTGTAATTACATACTTTAGAAATCATCGTGCTGAATTTCGGATTTCCGCGATAGTCATATTCCGTTTCGTTGAATTCCGCGTCATCTACTTTATATTGTATCCCTTTCACAACCACCGCATGACTCGTCGTGTCGTTTTTCTCTTTATGAACGACGTCGCCTAAGAAATATTTGAATACTTTTGTAAGCCCATCTTTGCGGACCATCGTCCCGGACAATCCCAACGTATATTTCGTGACGACCTTCATCATACACCGACAAAACACTTCTGCAGACATGTGATGACACTCGTCATAAACGGAGAGACCGAACGTATCGAATAAATCTCTCGGATACTCCTTCATCGAAAGCGATTGAAGCATACCGATGACAATATCTTTATCATCGATATCCACGATTTGCCCCTGTATCATTCCGACACGCGCTGCGGGCAAGAATTGCTGTATTCTCTCGATCCACTGATTCAAAAGGAAACTTTTATGAACGATGACGAGAGTTTTCATCCGAAGCCGAGAGATGATATTTAGAGCCATGACTGTTTTTCCTTTGCCTGGATCGACATCAAGAAGCCCGCCGCCACCCATTCCCGCATTTTCGGGCCGTGTTACCTGATGTATGTATTTATCCACAATCACGTTCTGATATTCACGCATCTCACCAGCGAATACGAGAGAATCGCTTACGCTGCTGCCAGGGGGGATTCGTGTTTCTTCTGGTGGTCCATATATTTTTGTTCCATAAAACCGCGGAATATATATCTTTTTAGAACATTCACGGTAAATTGGGAATTTAGGGGGTTGAACCGGTGCTTTAGGGACATATGCGCCTACTGTCAGTTCATCTCTCAACAACTTCAGATCATCCGCTTCCATACACTCTTTAAGAAGCGTATAACCACGCGGTCCGTAGTAGGAAACGGCAGAAGCAGCAGCAGAAGCAGATGCCATTTATAGTCTAGAGAGTGTAGTTATGAAATATAATGTTCGAGAGATTTCAATTCTATTTGATTTAGTTTTACAACTACAATAATATATTCTATACTAATAATAACATTCTATCTCGTTTATATATAAAGCAAATATGGATACCTTTCGCACATTAATGCGTCAAGAGAAACAACATGAAATGGTGATCTTTGTTCTTTTGATTTTGTATATCGTGTTTACACCATCGGTTCCTCCGGCGCTTGCCCAGTATGCCGAAAGCACAATCGGTCAGGTCATCGTCGTCATTCTCGCGATTACCCTGTTTTTAAGCACGAATCCGGTTGTCGGTATTTTAGGGTTTTTGGCCGCATATGAATTTATTCGTAGATCGTCTCGGGTGACCGGCGTTTATGGTATTGAGACCTTTTCGCCTACCGAAAATAAGAAGCAACAAGTAATGGCCGCGATGAACCCTGCGCCCGAGAAGACACTCGAAGAGGAGCTCGTGGAAAGTTTAGTCGTGATCTCACCGAATGATGAAAACACGGGTCTCTCGGATGGTGGTTCGTTCCAGCCGGTTCTTGGCGAGCTTCATGGCGCGGTTGAGCCTGATTACACCGGACCGATTTAGAAGACACATACACACACGCATAGATTGATACATACATATACTGTAATATTTATGTATCAAAGACAAAACAAGTTTCCTACCAATACGTTTCGAAGTTGTTTATTGGTCCGCGACCGCTTCCACCGCCTTGTTGGCCCATTACTTCACCTGATGCGTTAACACGGTTGCCAATCCGATTAAAGATGAACCGGAACATGTAGAATAGGATTGCCGCGATCACGAGACCAACCAACGTTCCAACGAGCGTTCGAAAAATGTCGTGTTGTAATATCGCATTCCAATCCAACCCAAACTTGCTTAGATCCAGTTCGGCGAGACTGCCTAATTCACCATTATTCGCGGATTGTTGATATAAAACGGTCCCGTCTTCACCGGTTGGATTACATTTGATATAGATATCCCCACCTCCTTTTGCGTTGTTGGCGCCGTGCTTATTGTAATAATACATATTTTTCGGCATCATGTTTTCGCTGATGGGGCCAGTTTTGGTGATGGCTGAATCACGCGACGAGTCGGTCAAACTCGCCAACGAATCACGAAATACGAGAATTGCGTCTTTTTTATGATAGACGATATAGTTATATACACCAGTATATTGCGGCAATAAGTGGCGACCTACATAGGTGAAGAACCCCTCTTTCGGTATAAGGTTGCCTAAATTGAAATTATTTACATCGGATATATATTTCCCGCCACTGCTTGAACGACTCGGTAAATTCTGTAATATGGTATTCATGATGTCCGAACTTTGCCGCCCGCTTCCGTTGCCGATATTGATAGGTATACTGACGATCAAGTTTCGTCCGTCTGCGCTGGAATGATATGCGAGTATTTCGGCATCCGCTAGAGCACCATCGTAACGGTGTAATGATGGCTGATGAATATGAATATGGTCTACCTTATAATCTACCCCGTTGTATTTCGCTGGATATATACCGCCGCTGCCACTATCGTATGGAATGCGTAAGTAAGAACCTTTATGGAATACATTACACGTGCTTGTATTGTATTGATATGAATAACTACAAGTGGATGAACACTGTCGATCTTCCTTTCGCATAATGTCTGAGGTAAGATTGACTGGAGCATCTCGATTTGATGATCGTCTAGATGTAGATGCCATTTGACTATTGTATTATACGTATCGTATGTATTTCTATATATAATATTATATATAAATTATGTATATGGAATCGCATGAAATTATCACGAAATAAGATTCGAAAGATACGAAAACAACAACATCAGAGTGTGCGAAAATGGAAGAAACCGTATAAATCGTCGGGACGAAGAACCACATTTAGACAAAGTCGGCGTCAAAATCTTATCGGGATATACTCGCCAAAAGTAAATAATGTAATGAATCGAACGTTGAAAAAATATATTTCATCATCAAAGCTGGATGAAGCAAAGGCACTTTATAAGCGAATGCGAAGACAACGGCGCAAACAAAAGAATATGAAAGGTGGCAAAATGACACCTGAACAAATTACTACGATAGCTGCGAACGCAGCGGTTGTTGCGGCGCTTGCGGTCTTAAACAAATCACGCGAAAATGATCCTTCGAATATGAAACCGCCGGAGGCTAGTGTAGACGCGTCGCCTTCATCCTCCTCCTCCACCGCATCCACCTCCTCCTCCACCGCATCCACCGCATCCACCGCAACGCCCGCCACCGATACATCAGAATCAACAATATCTGAACCTAAGAAATCCCCCACCACATCTGCGGCACCTTTTTCATTAGGCCCTGAGATAAAAGGAGATATTTCGATTGGAACAGAAACTTTCGAGTGTAAAACCGAAAAAGAGATATATCATTTGGTTCAATTCCTTATCGAAAAGGGTCTTCCATATTATATTAAAATTGAACTCAAATCAGGCGACAAACCATTAAATAAAAATGATACAAATATATTTGACTTACGCCGCATTTTATACGGTAAATACACACAAAATATCAAAAGGATACCAGAAGAGAAGCGTCAATTATACTTAGAAGCAAAAGACACTGTCGGAGTCGCTAACGGCAGCCTTCTCGGAGATGATCAATCCGGATTTTTTATTTACACAGGTGAAAAGGGTCAAATATTAAAAGGGTCGACTGATTCAACGATTAAAATTCGTTTATTACAAGATGATCCGAACGCCGCACCAATTCCTGCTTTAACAGATTCGACGAGGTTGTATAAATTACAAGGACAAATTCCGGATGTCAAACCTGCGTCGATTGATAGCATGAGTCGTCTGACAAAACTTGACAAAAATAATAAAATAGACACCACCGAATTCAGATTACAAGTTGCGCCGATGACTGAATATGAACTAAATAAAGACGCACAAAATATCGCGGCAGGAAACAATAACGACCCAGAAGCCAAAATTGTAATTGATGAATCAAATACCTATGTTGTGAATTTGGCGGTTGGGTGTAAGGTAACCTCGATCCAAACACTCAAAAAATCTCTCGAGAAGGCGCGTATAAGTCTTGAAAATGATAAGGATTCAAGTAAAAAATCTGCGCTCGATATCTTCAAGATGTTAAACGCATTATTACAAAATCCGGAATTCGCGAATTCTGATGGTTACGATGAGTTTAAAGATAGTGTCTTTGGTTTCTCGTATAAAATCAGCGACTCCGAGAGATTATATGGATTCACGCAGATGCAGACATTCTTCGGTGACGATAAGGATAATATTCCGAAACATGTGATAAAAGAGTTCTTTAAGTTGATGAATTTGCTGGGTCATGGTCCTGGTGGGGCTAACGGTGACTGTTTACGGTTTGATGGGACATCACAATCCATATATGAACTTTCACGTATTCAGACATTTGAAGAAGACGGGAAAATTGTGACAAAAAAAACAGAAACACTCGATAGTCCTTCGAAGCTAACTGGATTTATGAAACAGCTTTCGAAATTGGGAGAAGTGTCATCGGGTGCGACTGAGAAAAAGGAAGAAAAAGAAGAAGGAACACCCGCACCCGCCGCATCCGCACCCGCCGCACCCGCACCTGAGGGTAAGAATGACACAACAGGAGCCGTAGGTGAAGGAACAAAACAAACAAGCGGTATGGTTCCGTCAGCACCTCCTGTGGAAGAAGAAGAAGAACCAACTGTCAAAAACCCTAATCTACTACCTTTGACAAAAGACCAAATCAAAGAGATTGACGCGGTCGATTCAGGTCGCACCGCGTATAAAGGATACTTGATACGACAGTTTAAGTTCGATGATGGACTACCCCCGATAAATCTAGTTCATTTTATGGGATGGGGTAAAGTGAATGATGAATATATTCCTGAACCAGAAGCATCCGCGCGAATATTCGAGAGAGGTAAATATGATAAACAACCAGCACCCATAACCGGACAAGAAAAAGGACGCGATGATACACTCGATATGGTTATGGCATTATATGAAAAGGATGACATGGCGATACTTGAAGAAAAGGCAAGAACCGCTGCGCAAGAATACAAGGATGAGAACAAGGATGTCAGTAAACTTTCTACGAAAGTCGCGGCCATGGCGGCGGCGGCAGCGGCGGCAGCGGCGGCAGCGGCGGCCCAAATAATTGCTTCAGATAAAAAATGAATACATTATAAAGGTAAATAACGTAGTGAAGCGCTGTCATATGCGGTGACACGAAATGCGTCATTATAACCTTCGACATATACGGTATCGCCGGTGCTTACATTATTACAACCATACTCATTCGTTCCACTTTTGCCGTTGATAATCACCGGTAATTTAATCGCGTTATTTTTATCGCTGAGTGTGTAAAACTGCCATTTGTCGCGGTTTGTGAAAAGAGGGCGGCCAATCAAAGGAAGAATTGTTTCTTGAGAACCGCCGCCGCCGCGAGTAAGAATACCGACTTGGCGATAGGTTGTATCCACCGAACGTGTTGGGACATTTACGCGAACTCCGGTGACGCCACCGCCGTAGGTATCCATCCCGCCATAATGGATTGTTTCAACCCCGCCGCGAATATCATACACCGGGCGAGTTGCGCCGACTGAATTATCACGAAGAGGTGGGACATATGGATTTAATAATACGTCTTGGTTTGATGACGGCCCGCCAATTCCAAAATCTAACGAATCGGATAATGGGTCGGTGGATGCGATCAATACTGGGCCACCGCGGTGACCATGGTAATGACCATGACCCGGACTATGGACTCCACGATTACCGAAAAAATAAGAATGCGCATAAATCCCGACAACAACCATAATCACCGCAAATATCACCAACGTAACATTTTCAAAACAAAATACACCTGGGGGGCATCTTCGAGCCATAGTAATACCAAACGCAATAACCTTGTTATTATAACACTTTATTTATTTTTTTGTAATACTAATATTATAATATAAAGCTGAACTAGTAGTGTATTATTATAATATTCGAGATATGACGACAGATCAAAAAGAGCATGATCATTATATACAAGGATTAGTAAGCGTAATTATACCAACCTATAATCGTTACGAACTGCTAAATCATTCCATTCGAAGTGTGCTCTCGAATACCTATAAACACGTTGAAATCATCGTAATCAACGACTGTTCAACGGACCAAAGGTATTATTCTGGTGAACTCGAGAAGTATGAGAAGACAACGATTATTCATTTGCCGGTGAATATGCGCACGAAACATAAAGTATCTGCCGCACAAGGAATGACACGCAATTATGGTATCGAAAAGGCGAGAGGAGAATGGATCGCTTTTCTCGACGATGATGATTTTTATCTTGAAACGAAAATCGAAAAACAGTTAGAAGCGATGAAAAACAACAACATATTATTTTCAACCACGAATATGTATACGATAAATCATCGTAGTATAACGATGGATAAATTGGATTTTAATATAATATCTTTACATCCTGAGTATGAAAATCGGATACTGAATCTTGATATGGTTCGTAAAGCCAATCATGTAGCAAATTCTGGTGTTGTTATTCATCATTCAATTGTAAAAAAGACAGGATTACAGCATATTGTTAGAGGGGCTGAAGACTGGGATTACTGGAAACGTGCGCTAGAACACACCGATTGTTTATATATTGCTGAGCCTTTCGTGTATTATACTTCGACGGTAAACGGTTTCCATAATACACGATATTATTCGTAGTAAATTCAGATTTTTACTTTTTGCCGCCGCCGCCGCCGCCGCCTGGCGTTGCGAAACCCTTCAACATTTCGGTGATTCCCTTAATTCCGCCTCCTCCGGTGAGTTGCTCCATAAACCCTTCAGCCGACTTTAAAAGAGGACCCATTTCCTTCATGTTATTCATCAATTCTTTTTGTTGATTCATGAGAGATTTAGTCTGGTCGGTTAAACCACGCACACCATCTTCGCCGATGATGTTTTCAATATTATCATAGGCTTCTTCTAGCGTAGAAGCATAGTCAATACGGTTAGCCTCTTTCGCGCGGTGTGCGCTTTCACCTTCTCCACTTTCGTGGTCTTGTCCATCGTAGCTTGCGGGCGATAAAGTTGACATACCTTGTTTCATCTTTTTCTTCGGCTCATTTTTTGAGTGTAATGTTGTGTTAGGTTCCTTAGTATCGTCATTTTTTTTATCGTCTTTCTCATCCTTATTCTCCTCTTCCTTATTTTCCTCGTCATTATTTTCCTCTTCCTTATTTTTATTTTCCTTATTTTTATCTTTTTTCGTCTCCATACCTTCCATCACACCTTGCGAACCAACCATTTCAAGAATGAAAACAGTAAAAAATGTGGTCAATAAAATGATAATCATATTCTTACTAAAGTAAGATGTAAGAAGACCAACCAACGCCATCAGAATAACCGCATTCATATTTCCATTTGATATATTACGAACAAGTGCGAACAATACGACAAACAAACTTGCGTATAATACAAACTTATTTTGTAGTAAAGGAGTGTTGAATATCTTGTTTATGAAAGTAGACATAATATATACTAACTATGCGAATGATAATATATATTTTAAGAATATAATAAATTTGATAATAGTAAATTGAATATTATTTATGAATAATAATTACAGGAACGATTATACACGTCTTCATGTCTAGGTATGAAATAGGGTTATGTCAAAAATTCGACAAGAATATTCACGGGTTCAATTCAAATACAAGTTCACCCGAAATAAATGATCATTATATTTGTTTATACACGTTTGATTTTACAACAACGGATGAAATGTATGAAACTTCGATGATTCTCTCGAAATTTTACAATGCTACGATCGAAATCGTAGAACCTTTGATACTGTATCCAGGTGAAGAAATGGTGGCGATTTACAAAACATTTTGGCTGCGTATATTTCAAAGAAAATGTCGAAAACATCTGATACAGCGCCGATTTTCACGTTCATCGTGGTTCTATTCATATCTTATGACACGAGAAACCCGAATGATCAATATATCATTATAACGGGTTCGTATTCGTCGTCTTTGCTATCCAGCTCTGCGTCGCTATCCATCTCCGCGTCGTCGTCTTCGTCGTCTTCGTCGTCTTCGCTATCCAGCTCCGCGTCGTCGTCTTCGTCGTCTTCGGCTTCGCTATCCAGATCCGCTTCTTCGGCGTCGTCGGCTTCGCTATCCAGCTCTGCGTCACTATCCATCTCCGCTTCTTCGGCGTCGTCGGCTTCGCTATCCAGCTCGGCGTCGCTATCCAGCTCTGCGTCGTCGGCGTCGCTATCCAGCTCTGCGTCTTCATCAAAGTCGACATCTGTGTCAGCTTCAGCCTCCTCTATTGAAGCGATCATCTCATCCATTTTTTGAATCGTAACATCAATTACAGTATACACATTTGTGAGTTTTTCATAACTGTTTCGCATTTTTTTAAGTAGCAACCCGATACGTTTTTTATCTTTTACAAGTTCAGATGTCAAGTTATTTTTACGTTGCGGATTCGTATGATTTTCACGAATGAGATTATTGATGTGACTGTATATTTCCTCTAAATAGAATATTTGTGATCGGTGCTCTTCCACCATATTATCAAATAATTGTTTTGCTTTCAAATATACGGATAGTAAATGTTTATTGTATTTCATATTATGACGGAGTTCAAGCATCTTTTTTATGAGGTGGGTTTTAGATTCTTTTTCGTCTTTACGAAAATCATTTATTGCGATGTCTCGGTAGGCTAAAAAATCAGAATCACCATATGTGTCGTCTTTACTATCTTTATTATCATGATGTCGTTTCATACTAGTGACGTATTAGTATACCGTTATTATAATATTAGAATAATAATATTAGAATATTACCCGACCCCTATTTTTCTAATTTGTTCCACCAACTACATGGTTTATGCCAAAAATCGGTATAATAGATATCGCCTGCGCATAAAAAAGCGGCAACATAACTGTATGAACTCGCAGATGTAACGAGTATATCCGCAACAGTCATACCGATGAATGTATCTTCCGTATTATCATCCAAATGCATCATCACGTCTTTCCCGATGATCGGGTGTTTATATATATTTGTAAAATTCTCGAGCTTTCCCTGTGAATAGATGTGAAACTGAATCCGATTATTCGCGTCATATTTTAAATAATTACCGCGTATATGTAAAAGAGATTTTATATAATATTCATTCGTATACTCCTCACCTCCGTTAGGGCGAGTATCGTCACAATTGGGACGTCTTATATGTATTGCTAGATGATGTGTATATTTCGTAGATGTTTCATTTGCCGTTATATGATATAATCGTAATCTCTCGGCATCTTTATTTTTATTGCGCCAGTAATGTTCCTTGATTCTGTTCATACTTCTACTTTTCATACAGACATCCATATTTTTTTCGACATAATTGAACACATCGTAAAAATCGGGTGTAGTTATCATATGTTTATTTGCGATATCATCGTAATGGATATAATTGGATTTCATATTCATCGTTTCTTCCATCTTATGGATAAAATCCGGGTTCGCCGTATAATTGTGCGCGATTTTCTTGGGACTTCGATACACAAAGATCGAGTCTTCATACTCTTCTGCGTATATACATGTCCAAATAAATCGTTGATACTGCGCACCAAATCCGTCTTCAAAAGGAATCGAAGAAATATATCGTTTTGGTTTATTTGTATCTTCTTGGTTCGTATTGAGGACAGGCGGCGGCACAGATGTGGCGGCAACGAATTGACTTACTTGGTTCAGTTCATATGCGTTGGGTCGTGACTTGTCATTTCTTTCTGATGTAAGACGGCCTATATGACGATTTGTGATTTGGTTATAAAATCCGGATAAATAACCGAGGCGCGTCCATCTATTGGCGTAATCCATTTCGAAAAATTGGTTAGGAGTATCGTAGTCACCAACCGTAAGGATCGCGTCTACATCAACGATAGACGGCCTAAAACTGTAATGCGGCCAATAATGACAATTTGGGTAGGTTATATCATCATTTCCGACATGTTTATGTTGATGAAGCGCAAGTTCGTGTTTCATTCGCCGTAACATACGATGTCCTTGAATTTTGTAATCATCGATCGTCTCGCCATAATTACGATTGTATAATATTTGCCGGACATTATAACCAGAATTTCGCGCATCTGTCATCATTTGTGTGGCCTTCTCGATATAACTACCGGGTGTATGAAATAGAAAGTCGTCTTCCATATGTATCCAATATTCAAGTTTCGGTCGTAATTCGGTCAGTTTCTTCCAAATGATTTTCATGCTACTACGATGCCCCTTTTCGGATGGGGGTTTCATAACATAATCGATCCAAGGATATTTTTCTCGCATGATTACGCGATCTGTTTCACTCGAATTATCGTCGACGCAATACCAATAATCAATCATATGAACATCATGCCACATATTTAGTATCGAATTTATGGTTTGTTGAAATAAGTCAAGACGTTTACATGTCGTAAATGTAATTATGATACGCGGAGAGATACGGTTACATTTTACGATTGCGGTTCTTGATTCAGGTGTCATCTGTATTGTTGGTATATTTCGACTAAGGTAAGGCAATTTATCAAGCGACCGTAATACATGATATTCTTGAATACTGCCCCCGCTTATTGTTATGAGTTCACACGGAGCCACTAGCGAGTCTTTCACCTTCATGAAAAGACGTTTCCATGTTTCGAGATCATCATCGCTGTAATTGTCGTTCTTTGATGCGATCACCGCGAGAAATTCATCAACTACAAAAAATAACCGTAATAGTTCAGGATAAGAATCGTCTTCGAAAAAATTGCGATAAAAAACTAGATTCGTATAGGTCGACGTCATGTAATGAAATGGCATAATATTATGTCGCAGTATCGTTTTACAACATTCATATCCACTTCGTTTATCTGAAATATAAAATGCGGATATCGAATTATTATACTCGATCATATCATTATATTTGTCGGTGGAAAGGAATAGTTTATTCTGTGGATATTTATTATAATTTTTATACTTATGATAGAGAGCATTTACCATCACATGATTTCCGTCTGCGCGAAGATTTTCCATTAACGTCGCAATACCTTCAATTCGCTCTTCATCATATTCCATGGTAGCACAATAATATTTCATCGACCGATATTTATCGCCTTTCTTATCATAAAGATTTCCAAGGCATAATGCGCTGTAATATTTCTCTTGACTCCAGTTATTTTGGGAGAGAACACGAAGATACCACTCGATTGCTTTATCGATATAAGCAGGTCCGGCGTCCATCCAACTTTGTGCGCAGTAGAACGCATATCTCTCAGCAAGCGCACGATTGCCGCCGCCGCCGCCGCCGCCGCCATTCTCGGCGGCAGCAAGTTCTTCTCGATATCCGCGTTCTAATACATCCGCATCCTTGACATATTTATTCGGATCTTGACTACGACTTCCTACACGCCCAGACTCTATATAATAATTCCCTTGGATCGCAAATGAGCTCTCTTCTTTATCAACGCATGTGATGTATTCATGAAGCACACCGATGTATCGCCATCGTTTTCGATTATTTACAATCAACGTTCGCATGTAGACGAACGACTCACCTAGTTTGAGTTGATACGCATCATGTGTTAGAACCCGCGGCAATTTGAAATCACCGTGTATAGTATCATCCGCGTCGAAAATAAAGAGATAATCGGTTTTGTTAAACGCCATTTGTAGTGCTAGTGTGCGATTGAAGCCGAAATCACGCCATTCAACCTGCTCGATATGTCCGGGTATGTTTTTTTTCTCGAAAAACTCGCGAATCAATTCCATCGTATTATCAGTAGAACCTGTATCTGAAATATAGTAGGCATCAAAATCGACATATCTCGTAAGATTTTCGAGTGTTTTCGTGATGATATGTGATTCATTTTTTACGATCATGTTCAGACATATCGTATAAGATTTAGACGGTTTCCTATCATATATTTCTGTGATTTTCATATGATTGATAAGATTATATGAATTATATCTTATGTTTTTAGGTCCATTTTTATTTTACATTCATATAATAATCATATAATAATCATATAATATGTCATTTACGCGTTTTCATGACGACCCTGATCGTATTAAAAAACAACTTCAACAATCGACTGATGTAGGGCGTTATCGATTGAATGTTCCCGGGCCAGGCGACAAACCGCTTTATTATGAAGATCCATATGTTCGAGCACAATTTTGGGCAGGCAACATTATGACAAACTCCGTCGATGTTGAAGCGGAATTATTCGGTCTATCGCGCCCGTTGAACCGCGATTCTGTTGAGAATTATCATCATGATCAACAGGCTTCGGTTGCTACTCGCACAAACGAAATGATACGATGCCCTACTCGCGGAGGGAGTTCAGTTGAACAGACGCGTGCCACTCATCCCGCATGGATGTTGCGTGATATTGAACAAGACAACTGGAAAATGCTTCACTTCGACCCTCAGGAAAATGTGTTTATGCCTTTCTTTAACAATCTGAATACACGTATTATCGAAAAAGATCGTTTTGTTTCACAGACAACCGTTCCTGGTATTTCTGATGACACATATTTCGCGGTTCATCCAGCAAATCGTAATCCTTCAGTAGAAGGTATGGTCGGAGGACGACGCGATAATGAACGCGGTTTAGGCGAAGGATTTGGGGGTGCTGGTGCTGGTGTTGGTGTTGGTGTTGAGGGTGTCGGAGATATCCGTCAGTTTAGCGGAACAAACACCTTGTTTTCATAATCGTGGTTAGATCTATTCTAGAATAATAATATTATTATTATTATTATATGTATTAGAATAATATATATATTAATACCAGTAACATAAAACTAACAAAATGGCTGAAATAGCGTTGATATTAGGAAGTCTTGGAGCAGCTTATATCGCATCGAATCGGAAATCCACCGGGGTTGTGAGTGAGGGCTACCGTAACCCAAACGCGAATAATGCCAGATATTTGCCGAACATGAGTATTCCTATTACGAATTATCCGGTAGTTCGCCCAAATACTGGAACAAACGTGAATGAATATAAAAATCCAAACACGCACACCGATCGATATTATGCGAATAATGTGGATTATGATAAGATGTCTGCTGGTGTTGCTGGTGGTGTTGGAGGTGTAGGCATTCTTCGCGGTATTGCGGAACGAGGACGCGACAATACGAATGATAAGAAAGACATCATTCCCAAAACAGGACCTAATTCTATGACTGGCGTCGTCGGAGAAGGTTTAGACACGCAGTTCGGAGATAATTATAGTAGAGATGGGTTTATGTCACTCACCGGGGCCCAGATCGATCCTATGGCATTCACGCATAACAATATGGAGCCGTATTATGGCGCGAAAATACGCGGATTGACGACCGGTGCGAATATGCATGAAAATGTCCTTGATAATAAAGTCGGCGGCGGTTCACAGTATGTTAGCAAGACTGAACAGGCACCGCTCTTTCGACCTCAGGAAAATATGCATCACCCAAATGGTATGCCGAACCAGAATGACTTCTATCAGTCACGCGTTCTTCCTAGCATGAAAATCGCGAATGTGAAACCGTGGGAGGAGGTGCGGGTTGGACCTGGATTGGATCAAGGATATAGCGCACAAGGGACGCTTGGATTTAATTCAGGAATGGAAGCGCGAGAGAAATGGATTGATCGCGGTGTTGATGAATTACGCGTGAAGACGAATCCGAAGCTTACATATTCTCTCGAAGGTCACCAAGGACCTGCCGCACATTATATCCAAAATGCGCCTACCGCGGAGACTTTAGGGCGCATGGAGAAACATTTGCCTGACACATTTTTTATCAATACACCTGACCGTTGGTTCACTACAACCGGTGCTGAAAAGGGTGAAACACAGCGTGCGATCGAGATGGACCGAGAGAGTAATCGACAGACGACGACTACGGAATACTTTGGCGCGACTGCTCCAGCAGATGGTGGTAGCGCGATGTATGCTCCCAAGAATTTCGAAGATACGCGTCGTCAAACATATGACGGCAAGCCGATAATTAACCCTTATGCTGCGGAGAAAAATACCGCAACAGAAGCCGACTTTGGTCGTATGAGCTACAAGTTCACACACAACAATAGGACGACTGTTCGCCAGAATGAGATGGGCGGTATTCATGGTGCGCTTAAGGCAGTTGTTGCGCCGTTGTTGGATGTGCTCAAACCCTCTCGCAAAGAAAATGTGGTTGGAAATGCACGAATGTATGAGAACGCACGTATGCCTGTTTCTGCTGCGGTTACTGCGACATTCAATCCTGCTGACCGCGCACCTACAACCATCAAGGAGACGACGGTTGGATTGGTTGGATTTGACCACTTGAATGTGGAACGCCAAGCCGCGGCGGGTTATCTCATCTCTCAAAATACACCGGTAGATACCGAACGTGCGACCACCAGCACAGATTATTTAGGAGGCGCAGGAGGAACCGCGACACGTATGGGAAATGGCCTATACAACGCCGCGTATAACCAACGCAATAACGTGAATAAGACCTATAAAAATGTGACAAACCATGGATCGATGTCTCTCTTTAATTCCAATACGAATATTCAGATTGACCGCTTGGACGCCGACCGTGCGAATAACCGTGCGATGGTCATGACGAACGCCCCTTCATCGATCCCCAGTATCGATATTTATGGAAAGATGACGATGCCGCAAAGTTATGATGAAGGGAAGTTGAACGAGAGAATTCAACCCGACATCTTGAACGCATTTAGACAGAACCCATACACACATAGTCTTCAAACGTATTGATTCATTCATTCATTCATTCATTCATTCATTCATTATAGTCGCCTATCCGAGAGATAATTTTATAACATTATTATAGTTATAATATTATAATTACTACAACAAATGAACATCCGTGAATTATTCCAAGATAAAACCACGGTAATATTCGTTCTCATTTTAGTAATAATAGTGAGCGTTTGGGTGTCGCGCACGTATCGAAATGGCGGGTTTAGTCGGTGGATTGCGCCGTCGGAAGGATATGGCACGGGGGTGATTGAAGGGATGACCGCCGTTACACCACCAGCGTCGCTCATGACATTATCACATGATGCGAATATTCATTTATCTAGTGGCGCGACCGAAGGAAAAGTCATTCTTAATCGCTGTGAACTTGTTCGAAATACTGTAATGAAATATCGTTTTATCTTCAAAACAACCGCAGGAACCAACTTAAAGGGTGGGCAAAATCCGGCCAAAACCATTAAGATAACGATACCGAGTATATATGCCAGCAATACTACCGCAACCGGTATGAGTTTGATGATGAAACTAAATAGTAGTAATGCGCCGGTGATCGAGACGATTACAGCTCCATCATCCGGTCTTAGCGTCGCAACCGTAGGACCGAATTGTGAAATCACATATACCCCACAGCAAACCGCCGCTGATGTTGGACCCGCAACATATGAACTCGAAATCAACGGTATAAAAACGCCCGATACAGCACCCGCAACACCAACAAGCAATCAATATCTTACATTAGAAAATTCTGCCGAACCCGCCGGTTCTCAAACATTAGTTGCCGTAAATTTATATTCCACCGACGCAACGAAGATTGTGAAAATTTTCAACAGTAAGACATATGACTTGGACACAAATTATCAGGTGTGTCGTAGAATAACAACTACTCCGTTGGCGAAATTAGTCGATAGGGATGATTCGAATACTGAAACACCCGCAGGTAGTCAGACCGTCTTTAAGTTAGATTTTGCTTTGACAAATCCGTTAAGTGTAGGGGATATGATGATGATACAAATTCCGAATTTGCTTCGCTTAAATGGCGTCGATCTGAGGATACAACTGTTACAAGGTTCGAATTCTTTTGCTAATTATCGAAACTTGACATTTACGTCTGCGTCACCGTCATTTGCGTCATTCATATTGAGTGGAGATAATCCTGTTGCGGCAAATACAACAGCAACGTTGTTTGTTTATGGTCTTCGAACTCCCGATACAGCGGTTCATTCCTCTTCTAGCGGAATTAATCACCCCCGCATACGCACATTTTTGTCAAGCACGATCACCCCCGCGGGTGCTGTATATAATTTTAGTAGCACCAACTTTTTAGACGCCGGAGAATACACATTTCCCGCGATACAAGCAAGGACTTCTAGTACGGTTAGCACGAGCACACCTACAAGTTCCGGAACCGCAAGTGATGGAACCACCTACGTCACCGCGGCAGCGTCATCTGTGCTTATTTCCGATGTGAAACGCCAGATGAACTGGGCGATCGAAGCACAGAAAGAGTATGAAAGTGCGTATCGTGCGCTTCGTGCTGCTACAAGCGAGACGGCGAAAACGGACGCACAGCTGAAATATGATGTCGCGGTAGCCCGCCGTAATCGACTTATTGCCAGCCACCCCGATTCATGGTATGATGGCGCCAACTGGCGATATGGCGATGATGGACACGTGCGTAAATGTGTTGAACCATCCACGCTGTCAAGCAACGAAGGTAATTGCCAGAATATTTTTCGATTGGACGCGAGCGGCAACGTCATCAAATCAGCCGACGGTAATAATATTTTACTTATGCGTAAATGCCCATGGAAGTGTAACAATCCTGGAATGACCGGTTCGGATGCGTGCCGTATTGATGCGGATTGCTTGAAGGTGATTCGTTGGGCGACATATTTGCCGGATGGAACCCAAATCGAGAAGAATCTGCTTGCGACGACACGAACGAGTTACGATGATATTGCGAGAGAAACGAGCGCATCGACACTTGATGAAGAAGATATTTACCGCCGTGGGATTACTCGTAATTTCCGCGGTTACGGTCGCCCTAGACATATTCCACCTGGACAAGGACAAAGCCCCGGATTGTTTGGCGCAATACGAGATGCTACCGGAAATATCATTCGCACGGTGGGCAACTGGATTGACCCGAATGATCCCGCGAGCAATCAACGCACCGACCGCCGTAATGCGTATTATTATGAAGATGGTTCACCTGCCGCAACCGCATATCTCGGTATGTATAACGGGCAGGGATACGAAGAAGAGTCACCATTTTATACCGCGTCAAAACCGACGAATTATTATTATACAACTAACTATTATTATACTGACGGCGAGGCTGGCGGTGCTATAAACGACGGAAAAAGCAATATGCCTGGAACATTATCCAACGTAAAGCCATATGACCAAGTGATTAATTTCTAAGGCCGAGGCGTAAAATGGAATTAAACGATATGTTCTCATTATTACAACGATACGAACCATTTGTAATCATGACAGAAAACCCAGAATTACAAGATATACATGAAAATATACATTCAAAGCTTGATGTTTTTATTAAGAACCGTAAAATCCCGAATATCATATTTTATGGCACACATGGATCCGGTAAAACATTTATATTAAATCGGTTTATTAACATGATATACGGTGGTGATAAAACCGCAATTAAAAACTACGTAATGAGAGCAAATTGTGCTCATGGAAAAGGAATTCGATTCATTCGCGAAGAATTGAAGTTTTTTGCGAAGACAAATATCGATATGAAAGAAGGCACTATTTTTAAATCGGTTATCTTGACGAACGCAGACAAATTGACGATTGACGCACAATCCGCATTACGAAGATGTATTGAACTATTCAGTTCTTCCACACGATTCTTTATTGTGGTTGAAAATAAGGATAGTCTATTGAAACCGATTCTTTCGCGATTTTGCGATATCTACATTCCGCATCCTTGTATCGCGACGACCACGACGACCACGACGACCACGACGACCGTGAATCTTCACAAATATTTAGCCGATAAGGTATGTAACACAAATAAAATAACGAAACCGAGAGAAATCACACTGTCGGAGTTGATAACTATCCATCCTAGTTTTTTACAAAGGTCTGCTTGTGCCGACTCTGGGTCGGCGACGGCAGCAGAGTGTGAACCAATTCCAGAAGAGACATATACATGTAAAGACCATGAAAAAATTCTCGATTTATCTGTTTCGCTATACGAACAAGGATATTGCGGTCTTGATATTATCGATTTTATTCATAAACATCCAGATATTCACGATATTCGCAGATACGAACTACTCATTATGTTTGATAAGGTTCGTAAAGAGTTTAGAAATGAAAAATTACTACTACTTTATTTTCTCCATTTTATAGTATTTCGTTGTAATCTGAGTTTAGAAAATATTTCATTTATGTAAGGTCAGTATCGATTTTAGGCTTACTACCGGCGCGATGGATGATTATTCGGTTACTTCGCTATATGAATCAAAGAATGAATGGGCGTCTCGTCTCGTCAATATTCTTACACCACTTATCCAAGAAGGTATACGTTCTATTTTTGATGAAGCTGTGAAATTGTGTGTTGGAAACAAGGAACAAGACAAGTATTTGATGACGTTCCAGAATCTTCTCTCGAGAGTTCCAAAATGGAACCCGAATATTATCAAGGAAGAGACTTCGCGAATCAAAGAACGCAGCACATGCGGGTATTTAGAGGATTTGATTACATGTGTTCATATTATCCATTTGAAGTGTATGACTGTAATGCGTGTTGGAAATAAACAGAAGAAAGTCGATATCAAGATACCACAATTGGCGGATTTCATTCATAAGATTTACGTGAATACCGCGCGAAAAGTGTATTCTAATGTGTATATGTTCGAGAGAGGGATCCAGCCGCTTCATACCCAGCGTAACAATCGCGAGTTCGAGATTATTGTCAAGGAGTGTATCTATAATACGATTCGTGATAACATACCGGTGGAGGAACTGATTAAGATGTATTTGGAAGATACGATTGAGGACGTGGTAGAAGTAACCGAAAATGAAGAGGTGATTCAGCAAGAACCTATTCTCTCGGAAGAGGACGCCAATCTCTCGGCGAAGCGGCGTCAGCATCATGGAAGCACACGTCGAAGACGCCATCGCGATCGGGTAGGCGGTGGCGGCGGCGATGGTGCCGACGGGGATGGGGCCGACGGTGGTGGTGGTGCGACGCCTACAATCGACCAGCTTGACTTTGTAGGTGAATTGAATGGAAGTTCTAATCTCTCGAATGATTCTACATCAATAACAAATGACGGCGGTAGTGGCGGAAGCAGCAGCGGTGGCATTTCGTTCGGAGAGAATGAGGTGCGAACCTTTGAAACAGATGCGTCCGAGAGAAAAAACGAATACATGACACATGACGACGGCGACGGCGATGACGCGGATGATGACGAAGGTGAATCTGGACGATTAAAGATTGGCGGAGATATTCGATTGGATACACTCGATATTCATACGTTGAACGATATACAGGAACTCAACGCACCGCCTTTATTGGATGATATTGAGGTGTTGGCGTAAGCGCACTACTTATAAAAAATAGTCGTATAATACAAAGATGGCCGACGGTGACGAAGAAGAAAAAAAATGGTATAACAATATATTTATTATTGATTTACTCATCTTCATTTTCTCTTTTGTATTTTTAGCATTAGCGGGTCTTATATTATATATTTGTTATCCACCAGTATTAATGGCGTTTCAGACATCATAGCGGCGTCGCGTATAAAACCCAATAAATAATTGAAATTGTATGTATATACACGTTATATACATACATTCATACATCCATCCATTCGTAATAAAATGTTCAATACGACAAAATTAGCAATCATCGGCGCATCTGTCGCTATCGTATATTTTTTATTGAAATTCATAGAAATGCGGTTTGTGGATCATGATAACCAAAAGCCGGTGAAGGTCCTTGTTCGCGATTCAATTGTGGTTTGCGTGTCATCGATTTTAGCAGTTTTTATTTTGAATCAGTTTGAGAATATCGGTAGCAGCGGCGGTGGCGGTGGCGGTGGCGGTAGTGGCGGAGGTGCACCAGCTGTATTTGTGGATACACCCGGGTTTTAATCCAGATCAAGTTCTTCTTCAGAGAGTTCTTTATGACCGTTCATCATAATATACATTTTCATGATAATGTTTTCCATACGACCAAAATAAATGAATAAGAACTCGATTGACGGACTGGGAAAAATGTCTATACTTGAAAAGACATACCCACTTATTGATTCATAAACCGCGTATATCATTTCCAAATCGATATCATGCTTAATTTTTTGCGGTGTAGCATGATGTTTTATCGATATATAACAGAAATATATTTATATTATATAATAACGTTTGTTATTATGAATACAGTAACTCAACTCGTGAATGAATTTCTATCGGGTCTGACGATTGCGCTATTATTGATACCTGAATCTATTGCGTTCGCGTTCATAATGGGATTGTCACCGAGTATAGGAATTCAAAACACGATGGTGATGTCTCTCATTACTTCATTATTCGGTGGTATGCCAACGATGATCTCAGGTTCTACCGCGGCAGTCGCCACTTCCATCGCAGGAGTAAGCACCTTACTCGGGAAAGAATATATCATCCCTACTGTGATCGCTGGTGGTTTTATGCAGATTGTAGCCGCGATAACAGGATTATATAAGTATATCACATATGTTCCAAAACATATCATGTCAGGGTTTTTACTTGCGTTGGCTGGTCTTATTGCGGTTCATCAATTGGATAATTTCAAAGATAAGGAACATAAATGGTTCACCGGGCTTAAAATGGCGAATACGACTCTATTCACCATCATATCTACGTTGATTGCGTTTTTTGGCATGGTTAAAATAACGCATAGTAAAGATCAGTATATTCATATACCAGGTGGTCTTGTATCGATGTTTGCGATAACAGTTTTTATTTACATATTTACGCAATATTACAATATTGACCGCGTCAAAGATATCGGAGCATTAAAGTCGGAGCTGCCTTCGATTATTTCAACGGATGCGGTATCATCTAGTAAAATAAAATATGACGCGGAGAGTCTTATGAAAATGCTGCCGTTTTCGGCGGCCATGGCATTTACAGGTTTATTGGAATCGTTGATTATGGTGAAAGACGCCGAAAGTGCTATAGGTATAAAGGGTGATTCGTTTCGAGAGAGTCTCGTCCAAGGCATCGCGAATGTTGCTACGGGGCTCACCGGCGGGTTCGGCGGCTGTGTGTTGGTCGGGCAAAGCAAGCTGAATTTGGCCAACGGTGCGAAAACTCAGTTCTCATCAGTGATAACGAGTGTGCTTTTTATTGTGATATGTCTATTCTTTGGACGCGCAATCAACGAAATTCCGATTGCGGCGGTAGTCGGCGTGATGTTGTTAGTCGTTTATAAAACTGGCGACTGGGATAGTTTATTCAAACCGCAATCATTTGACCGTCGATGGATAATAATGTTAATTACTGCCGTTGTCGGGTTTGTATCTGGCAGCTTGACACTCGGGGTAGTTGTTGGTGTGGTGTTAGATCGAATCGCTTCTGCTATGAGATAGTATTTCAAATACTTATTGTATTGTGTTATAAACATAAAATTGATTCGTTATGTTTATATTGTATATGATGACATGAATCTTTATCATTCGTATTGTAATGTCGTCTGTTGTCGCCCCCGAATCTGTAGCTGTTGAATTAGAACGCTCTCCTGCCGCCGCGGCCGCCGCCGAATACTGGCCTCTTACCTTGGATGCGGTCCAAGCATGCGACCTATCTTATATGAATGACAAATGGTCGGAAGACATGATTCGCGACGGAATGCGTTCGATTGTTCGCGTCGGTCAACTACCCCAGGTCGGAACTGATGCGAAGAGTGTTTGGACATATCTTTCGAAATACAGTCCTCCCGCTGATCGCGGATTCATGTTCAGTTACGGTGATGACCGGATTGTTACACTCGTCGGTGATAATATGGAAACCGGTCATTCTGGATCGAGCATGGGATGGACCATGCGCAATATCGAATTTATCGCGAAGAATGGAGTTCCTGCTCATCGAGAGATGTTTCTGAACAGACAGCGCCAGAATAACTAGGTAACGTATCCACATTCATCATAATATGCGTATTTTTACCGTCTTTCAAGAATTTCGCCGCGAGTGCTGCGTGTTTCTTGTATTTTTTATACGTGATCTTGTATTCATCGAAGAGTGGATTATGGATTTCATTCGCGGGAATATGATTATGGACCGATCGAGAGATCATCTTATACAGTTTGAAATCCGGATATCGCTCCTCACCGCTCGATTTATACAGCACATTACGCCCCTTGTCGTCGGTTGTCCATTTTACAACCAGCTTGATAATGGGGTCTGACTTACACAGCTTTTCTACCTTGCGCAGGTCATAAATGAAATAGTCGAAGAGTGCGCAGGCAAAACGGCATAAATCAAAACTATAATTCGGTTCCACAGTAGGTTTATTTGGATTATAATAGGGCGGGAAATTGTATTGGGTGGCTGCGTCGCCTTTGGGATGATAACTGTCGCTACATATAAGCTCTCCGCGGAATTTATAGATGGCGCGACCGAAATCGATGATCTTGAAAATGCGACCATAAGTAGGAACCTTGTAAATCTGGTCGTTATATAGATAATAAATGAACTCTTCTGTGGTTTCGATGAACATGATGTTATTTGTGTGAAGATCGTTGTGTGTGAATGCGAACATCTTCTGATAAATGACCAGCGTCATAATGACTTGAAACAGTAGCGACGTCCATTCTTCTTTTGTTAGCTCGTCTCGCATCATAATATGGTCGAGTGTGCTCACGCATTTTTCAAGTAAAATTGCCTGGATCGGGAAGTCTTTGATTTTTACGATGATCTGTTCATCATCGCTGTAATCTGTATAGGATGTCATATCGTCGCTTTCGTTCGATTCATCATCATCATCATCATCATCACGATCGTTGGTGTTTTTTATATCTTCGTCATGGTCGTCGTCGTCGTCATCGTCATGGTCGTCGTCATCGTCGTCGTCATCGTCGATCGTAGTATAAGATGAATTTGACTGAGATGTATCGCTCTCGCTCTCGCTGTCGCTGTCGTCGTTGTTTCGTTTACTTTCGCTGATATTATTTCCGTTTGTGTTCTTTATCTTTGTGTCCAACACGTCTTGATTTTGTTCTTCACTTCTTGATTCAAAACTATCGACATTTATTTCTACGACATCGAGAGATGCTGCTTCCAACGACGACGACGACGACGAATGTATAACCGTTGGTTCAAAATCAAATACATCGTCTTCTAGAATAGAAATAGGTTTATTCAATACAGGATTCAACTTATTACGGAGTTTCAACCATTTATGATCACGCATACTTGATTCGTCATCTCCAAATTGTGAGTAATCGATCGTAAATCGCTGGTTTTCATATGTATTAAAAAAGGAACAGTCAGCCAAATAATCAATATCATCAAATACATTCGTTGAAAACTCGCGTTGTTTACAAAGATAGCTGCCATAATAGTCTAGACCATGAACAATACCATGTGTATGAAGAGTGCGACTCGTCAAATATGAGAAAAATCCATCAACGTAAGACGAATTATTGGTATTAAGCATTTTTTCTTCACAGTTTTCTGGAGTTGAATTGTATTTAGGAAGTGACATTTTGGTGATGGTAGGTGCCACCTCCGATGCCGATGCCGTCAACGGTTCATATTTCCCAGATAAATAACGAATGGGGTCCAATAGAGGCGAATATTTCACAAACATAGGAACATTCGTCGTATTTCCAGCGTCATCTCCAATCACCGTCTCTAAATGGTTTAGAGATGTAGTAGACAGATTGTCATTACGGGTTGTTTCTCCCATAATGTGTGTAGGATGTTCGATAATATTCTGTAAATAATACTTTTGGTTCAACTGAATACCGTTGTAGTTTGTCTCGTTGATATCAAAAAATCGGGTATAAATAGGAATATAATTTTGAATATCATACAATAGCGCGGATTCAATCCGATCCGGTGTATATTTATGTTTTCGGTAATGTATTTGAAATTTCGGTGTAGTGGTTGTCGTAGTCATTTCTCCTAAAATACAATAATATGATTGATCGATAGAAGTTTTATATCGGTTTTAAACGGGCGGCGTCGATTCATACTTCGTATAAAATGTCGTAAAAAAATATCCGTTGTTTGTATCAACAATAGGTATAGCATATGAATTTAGAGCTCGCGAAATTCGATATGAAGGCCATCAGCTTTCGCCCCGATGAAAATAAGGGTCCCGTTATCGTTCTCATCGGACGTCGTGATACCGGTAAAAGTTTCCTCGTTCAGGACTTGATGTTTCACCACCAAGATATTCCGATTGGAACCGTCATCTCCGGCACTGAGGCAGGCAACGGTTTTTTCGCCGCCCATGTGCCAAAACTATTCATCCATGATGCGTATAATACCGCCATTATTGAGAATATTCTCAAGCGCCAAAAAGCAGTCCTAAAACAAGTGAAAAAGGAAATGGATACGTATAAAAAGTCATCCATCGACCCAAGGACATTCGTTGTTTTGGATGATTGCTTGTATGATAACAAATGGACGAAGGACGTGATGATGCGCCTCCTCTTCATGAACGGCCGTCATTGGAAGATCATGTTAGTCATCACAATGCAATATCCCCTTGGTATCCCTCCAAATCTCCGCACGAATATCGACTACGTTTTTATCCTCCGCGAGCCATATATTGCGAATCGTAAGCGAATCTACGACAATTATGCGGGTATGTTCCCCACTTTTGAGAGCTTTTGTCAGGTCATGGATCAGTGCACCGAGAATTATGAGTGTTTGGTCATCAATAATAACGCGAAATCGAACAAATTACAAGACCAAATCTTCTGGTATAAGGCACAACAGCACGGGCCATTCAAGCTCGGCAGTAAAGAGTTCTGGGAAATATCGAAGAATCTCGGTTCTGACGACGAAGGCGAGCAGTCGTATGACCCTAGTGCTGCTAAAAACAGTAAGGCACCGAAGATAAATGTGAAGAAGAGTAAGTGGTGATGGAAAGCTGCTTCACATTTGGGTGTAGTAAGATGGAGAAATTAGCATTTCAACTGTATTTCTTGCTTTTTATTTATAAAAGCGACATTATTCCATCCGTCGCTTTTATAAAACTGCTTTTCATTTATGAAAGCAACATCAACCGCTTATTTATCATATTCAACACGTTCGACAAGTCAAAGCCTGCTTCGTTCGGATTATATCGAATAATTGCGTAACCTTGATTCTTGATGAATTCTTCTCTTGCTACTTCGTGCGCCATTAACCTGTCACGATGACCATATTCATCGCATTCCACGACAATCAAATCGTCTGTAAAGCACAAGTCGACGAAATACGGCCCAATTTTAAACTGCCGAGTCATCGCATGTAAACCTTGAAACGTGTTTTCAATAAACCCTATAGTCTGCCCCTCGATGCACATCGGGAATCTGACAACCTCTGTGTTTTCTGCCGCGGTTACAACGTATTTGTTTCTGAAATTAAACGAGTTCTTGAAGAGTTCAAATGCGTCTTTTGTAAGCATATACACGACCCGGTTATTACCACCGTGTTGTTTTTTATCGTTGCCAACGGGTTTGAGCGGATATTTAATATAATGGATACTCTCTCGGTAGTTTCGTTCCAAGTGTCTTATTAGATTGTATTTTGATGTCTGAAAACAAGACAACGACTCATCCAAATCGCGCGTGAATTCAGGCATGAACTAAAAATGTATCGTACATTTATTCATGTTTAGTTCAGTTCAATTTTATGTAATAATTAATATTACAATCTTGCTTGTATAATCTTGCTTGTGTATCTGAAAACAACTTAAAGACATCCGTATATACATAGTATAACATACGCTCATAACGATGTCCTCCGCTTCTTCTGCCTGCACCGCCTCGTCGGCAACCCTCAACATTGTTGAGCTCATCGAGAAAAATCCGATTACAAAGTTGTCACAAACATACAACAATTTTCTCCTCGAAAAACTTCAAGAAAACTTCAGCACATTTGAACAGCAATTGTTTGTTGCTAGTTTTTATTGTTACCTCAATTATGATAAGAATACCGATTTTGTCGTCGATTTAGACGATGTCTGGAGATGGATTGGATTCAGTCAAAAATTCTGCGCAATTAGAATTATCGAATCCAACTTCAAACTTGATGTTGATTATAAAAATATTACTGCGTCGAATTCTGATAGTGACGAAGAACATTCCACCAATCAAGACAAACCCAAAAAACATGGCGGCCATAACAAGCAAACCATCAAACTCACCATCCGATGCTTCAAACTTCTCTGCCTGAAAGCACAGACCAAGAAAGCCGGTGAAATCCATGACTATTATTTGCGTCTCGAAGAAATTATTCTCATGACCGTCGACGAACAAACAAATCAGTTACGCGCCCAACTCGAACAAACAAACGCACAACTCAACCAAGCCACCATCACCCTGACGCAAGAAAAGAAACGCGCGGTCGAGAAAACGCTCATCACTCAGTTTCCTGTGAATACTCAAACCATTTACTTCGGCACCATCGACAACACCAACGCCGACAACGAGAAACTCATCAAATTCGGACAAACCAACGACCTCGCTAGCCGCGTCGCACATCATCATAAGATATACAATAATTTCATTCTTGCGGCCGCATTCCGTGTCACAAATAGAACCGAAATTGAGAACCACATTAAAGCACACCCCAAAATCAAACGCCAACTCCGCACGGTTGAAGTCGCAGGTAAAAACAAAACCGAAATCATCGCATATGATAACACCAATTTCACAATTGCCCGCTTGACAAAACATATCGAGGATATCATCCACTCAAGAATGTATAATGTGGAAAATTTCAACAAACTGCTTCAGCGAAACGAAGAATTGGAAGCCGAAAATGCGAAACTCGCCAGCGACCTTGAATCAAAAAAGAAGACGATCCACGAACTCACTCTAGCAAACAACGAACTCAACGAGAAGACCGCACAACAAACTCAAGCACTCCAAGTCGTCGCGGCCGAAAATGAATCACCCTTCACCCAGCATATTCTTCTTCCTGAGAATGAAATGACGAAAAAGTTCGACGAGTTCGTCGCGACATGCTGTATTGTGCGCCCCGATGTTGAAGAAGAGTCGGTGAATCTTGAAGGTCGATTCCGTCTTTGGTCACATACGAAACCAGCGAAAGAAACCTTCCACGCGTTGAAACATTATATGGACGTGAAATTCAAACCCAAGCGTATCCAAAATATTCATGGCTACCAAGGTATCAAATTGAAAACGGTGGAATATAAGAAAATGATTTCAAATGCCGCTGAAAACCCAGAGCAATATAATGTCGAGACCTTTTTATTCGAATGCTGTAAATTCTCCGACACAGGAAAAATCCTGAATTCTGTGTTATTGAAGGAATATCAAAAATGGAAACTTAGTATAGGGAAGACGGTAAGTGAAAACGACATGAAGAACCTGAAGACATACCTAAATGCGTGCCCGAATGCTCTGAAAGCGACTGTATGGAGTCAAAATTGCGGAAATGAAGGCCATTACGGTCTCGCTCTGAAAGCGTGTTATTACACGATGACACAAGCCGTTATTCAAGGACAGGCCAATCCGGTGATTAGTGTCCAAATTTCAACCACAGGTAAAAAGGTAGAAAAGAAGCTAGTGGGATCCAACGAGGTCTTGAAAACATGGGATACGATCGCCAAAGCAGCCGCCGCTGAAGGCTTCTCCGCCGCGAAAATGAGCCGCAGCGTGAAAGACAAGACCGTCTTCAAAGATTATTATTACTGTGTCGCACAGTCAGTATAACCTGACACAGTAATAATCGATTTTTTGTTCTTAGTGAACTAATTCAAATACTAATCAACGTTATCCATCTCCTTCGCCTCCGGCGCACCCGACGAGGATAACCGCGACAACCCGTGGTCACTATTCTTATCCATGACGACATCCTCGCCCTCGAACAGCTCCTTGCGCATCTCCTCGACAGTCATCGAGAGAGACGATGAGTCGTCGCCGTCATTCCAGATACCGCCACCGACACTCTCGATCGCATCGCCCGCACTCGCTCCGCTGCTGACGCTGTCCTTCGGCTTCGCATCCACCAACGTCTCGCCATCCTTCGCCAACATCTGCGTGAGTTTGTTCCCACTCTCCTTCGCCAACTTGATATTCTCTTGAATCGCCTTCGCCTTCGTCTCCTTGACACGCTTGTCAAACTCGGTCTTCGCCTGCTCCTCGTTCTTCTTCTTCTCCGCCATCAACTGGTTCAGGGTCTCCTCCATATATTCGACTCGTCCAGTCTTATATGCGTCAGGGTGAAACGGCACCCACATACCTACAGGCCCAACGAACACATCATGGTTCGGATCCACCTCGCGCAACATCTGGCAACGCAACTCGGCCTCTTTCTGAGAGCCAAATACACCGCGCACCTTCAAGCCACGCACCGACGTCTGGAAGTTATGCTTTTCGTTAAACTCCGCCTCTAGGTCGTCCTCATGCTTGTCCAAAAATGTCTTGTATTCATCATAGATATTCGTCTTCTGAAGGACATCCTTCTCTTCTTTAGCGAATTCCTGAAAATCGGCAGACATCTTGTCAAAACTGACATGATACTTAAACGAGACAAAATTAAGGAACTGAATAAACTTCTCCATCGACTTCTGATAATCCCAATAATGAAGGAATTTCTCGAAGAAGAACTGATCCTTTTGCTTCAAAATGTGTTCTGGTGAAACGAAAGAAAGACACGCAAATTTCTGTCCAGCGATAGGCTTGTCCTCCTCAAGGAGATCGATGTATTTCGGATTCACTTGACCGTTTTTAGTATGTTTTAATTCTACGCCAGATGGGGGGTGTGAATGCGATGACATTTTCTGACAACAAGGAATTATAATATAGTATGACATAGTTGTTTAAGTGAATTTAACGCATTTGTTTATTAACGTATATTTATCTATATCGGGAATATTAATTTCTTATCAGTATTTATAATAAATCATCCAAATGTCCGGTGTTTTTGATTTAGGCGAACTCGTGAAGAGAACCATTAAGTATTTGGTCGAAGGTGTCATGGTCGCCATCGCCGCCTACGCCATCCCTAAACGCAGCCTTTCTTTCGATGAGGTCGCGTTGATCGCTCTTACTGCCGCTGCCACCTTCAGCATTCTGGACACTTATGTTCCCAGCCTTGCTGTTTCTGCGAGAACCGGTGCTGGCTTCGGTATCGGTGCCAACCTCGTCGGTTTCCCCACACCCCTCCGCGTATAGATAACATCGCACGCCGCGGATGCGCCAGTTCGCGCATATAATATATGCTTCAAGTAGTATATATTATAATAATGATTGTAATACCTGAATGGAATGAATTTCGGAAATGGATCGGCTTGCCTCCACCTAAAAAAGAGAGCGGTGCGGTAATAGAATTACGCGAAAGATTTAGTAACTATCATTATAAGATCGTAGAACAAGATCCCGATCATTTTCGTATCTTTGTCGCAATATTGATTACCTATATTCTTGTTCTTCTTGTCCAACCCACACGATATTACTGGTGGTATCCATCTTTCAATCTCTCGATACCTGGATTCGGAAAGGCATTTCCAGACAGCCGCGATGAAGTGAATATCGTTGTCACCGAATACATTATGAAACGTATGCCGAGTGATGTCGCATTTTTTCGTATGACCGACATGAATCCCGCCGCCGCATTTACGAATGTAATCAAACCCGACGAAATGACGATGGAAGAAATGGACAAAATCATGACAGGCTCGCGTGTGATGTTTGTGATTAAAATGTTGAAATGGAAATATAATCGCGCTCGCCCCGCACAAATCGCGCCTGAACTCATCAACGAAAAAAATGGGACGCTGCTTCACTCCGACTCGGCGGCAACACCCGCATACCCGTCAGGACACGCAGTTCAGGCGTATTATCTAGCAAAAATACTCGCTCGACGATTTCCGGCAAAAACACAGGCAGTCATGGAAATTGCGACGAAATGTGCGAATATTCGAATTATGGCGGGGCATCATTATCCAAGTGATCGCGATTTTGGGTGGTGGGTCGTAGATCGATATTTAACGGATGACTAACGGTTAGGTTTAGCGGCGCGGGGGCGGCGGCCTCTTTTTCACCAAATCGGTCATCATTTTTTCATAATTTACGTCTTGTTTTTCAATATCACTATATCCTGGACGTTGAATGACGCAAATCGGTGTAATCAAATACCATCGATCAACTCGTTGAAGACGTTTCCAATACATATCACAAGCAAACTCCAGTTTATTCGCTGGATTAGCAGTAAGACCGGCGAGAGCTTCTTCAAAATTCTGGATCAACGTGTCATAATACCGACTACATACGAGGTAACATGTGGCGACTTGACAATTCGCAACCCGAAAACAATCCGGTTCTTCTATTTTAAATGGCGGGAAATTATTGCCAGATAATAAAAGAACATCCCATTCATCTCGAAACCGCGAAAGAAACGAATTTACTTGATGAACTAATACTTCTGGATGAATGAAAAACGCGTCATCTTCGAAAATAAGAACATGGTCCCACCCGTTTTTTTTCGCGATACGCAAACACTCGAGATGACTCATCGAACAACCGATTGCGCCATGTTCATGATAGATTGCGGAGAAACGCGCAATCGGATAGAATGAATAGTCGGATGGGTCACGTGAATGAAGCTCTTCCATCTGTGTTTCGAATATCATACGGCGGTCGGTGCGAATATCGAGATTGATGTAAATCGCGTTTTTAATATCGGAAAAACTGCGCAACATAATGGAATAGAATGATACATATTTATTGCGAATTTTATTTATCTGTCTTTTAGTAATAACTTAAAGTGACCCAGTATATATTCTTTATAATACTACGATATGATTACGGTCAATATCATGGGTGGGTTAGGCAACCAACTGTTTGAAATTTTTACAGCAATCGCCACCGCACTTCGAAATAACGACACATTCTTTTTTTTAAAATATGAAGACTTGTGGGCCAATCATGGTTACCAACGTCATACGTATTGGGACACATTATTCAAAGGATTATCTGATGATTTAAAACCGTTGGATGAAACTACATTAAAAGAAACAGAATCTTTACCATCATGGAGTGAACCCAATTTCAAATTCACTCCTGTTCCAACGGATACAAAAAATAAAACACTCCGATTGTTAGGCCATTTTCAAAATGAGAAATATTTCAAAGATAAATACACAGAAATTTGTCAAATGATACAACTTTCACAACAAAAAATAAAGATAAAAGAACAATACAAAAATGAAAAGTGGTTATGTAATGACGAATCATCGAATCAACAACGTGTTGTTGTCTCAACACATTTTCGAATCGGAGACTACACCGCAACAGTAAATGTTCATCCCATTATGACAATTGAATATTATTATAGAGCAATTTTACACGTGATTCAAAACGCCAGTCATGAAAAAAAATCATTTTCATTCGTTGTATTCTATGACCCATGCGATAAATCAATTGTAGAGAAACAAATTCAGAAACTGAAAACATTTTGTAAAACAGATACCGTGATTGCGAACTATACAAATGACATAGAATTTCATCTCATAATAGATACTATTCCAGACTGGCAGCAATTATTACTTATGAGTCTGTGTGACCATAATATTATCGCGAATAGCACATTTAGTTGGTGGGGTGCGTATTTCAACGACAATCCGGATAAAATCGTATGTTATCCGAGTGTATGGTTTGGTCCAAGATTACATTTTCATGATACAAGTGATTTATGTTTGAAGACATGGCATAAGATAGATGCGTGATCGTGTAATTTGAATATAAAATCAAACAGATGAATTGAATTATAATATGCTAACGATAACAATCATGGGCGGGTTGGGAAACCAGCTTTTCCAAATATTTACTACGATTGCCGGCGCACTACGTAACAATGATACGTTTTTTTTTATGAATTATGAAGTGTTACCTGGTAATCCCGGTCACCCAAGATATACACACTGGAGCACCTTACTACGAGGACTTCGTAAATATCTTACACCAAGTAACGGCGTAACAGACAAGATGTTTCAGTCTTTGCCCCGATGGGATGAAATCGGGTTTCAATATACACCTATTCCATCCGAAACGGTGAAATATACCAAACCTCTTCGTCTTCATGGCTACTTTCAAAGTGAGAAATATTTCAAGGATAAATACACCGAAATATGTGATATGATACAGCTTCGTGAGCAACAAGCATGGATAAAAAATATCTACGGAAGTGAAGAATGGAGTCGCGATTATCCGGGAAGTCCGACGAAAAAACGTATTCTTGTAAGCACACACTTTCGAATCGGTGATTCTGTTCAGAATTTACATATTCATCCGGTAATGTCTCTCGACTATTATTATAACGCGATATCACATATCGTAACGGCAACCACGACAATGAATCCCGAGAGTTATTCGTTTCTGATATTTTACGAACCGTGTGATAAATCGATTGTCGAGAGAAATGTTACGTTGTTGAAACATAGATGTGCCGTCGATAAATCAAGCGTAACGTATGGCCGCGATATTCAATTTCATATGGTGAGAGATACAATCGCGGATTGGCAACAAATGTTACTTATGAGTGTATGTGATCATAATATTATCCCGAATAGCACATTTAGTTGGTGGGGTGCGTATTTCAACGCAAATCCTGCGAAAATAGTTTGTTATCCGAATATCTGGTTTGGACCAGGAGTATCACATGACACACGAGATTTGTGTCCGGAATCATGGGTGAAGGTGGAAACGATCACTACGATTACGGGAGTTTGAGAATAATAGTGCGAGAGAATAATCTATATTATATTTGTTTATATTATACATTATCATATCATCTGTCAGACAATTCATTATGACAACACATCAATATACGGATGCTCTCTCGAATGAAAGTATCGAATGGTTGGTTTCGCGTCAAGAAGTCCGAGAGGCAAAAGCGCGGATTCAAGCAAGAGCGGCGATGACCGCGACAAACATCAGCGAATATTTAACAATTCCTTTAACACCTACAATCCGTTCAGAATTATTTACATCGATGGGGCTTCAGTTATCCGCCAACATCATGACAATTCCGATGCGATGGATCGTCGGTGATACACCGGCACACGAAGACCACGGTGCTGGATCATTTTCGAATACTTATTTAGTATATTTGACAAATAGTCCAGGGAATCTTGTCGTAGACGGTGTCCCTTATCCGATTCAACGCGGTTACGGTTACGTTTTTTCGGAGGGTCTTTCACACGAAACGGTAGGAACCACCGCCGACGCGGCCGCCCCGCGTCTATTATTGGGTCCGATGAGCGAGACCGGATTTGCGGTAGGTGGTCCTCAAATCTATCGGCCGGGTGGAACAACCGTATACGTTCGCCAGGTGGCGGTAGGCCAACATGTAGAATACAGCATCGACCAAGAAAACTGGTTCGAAGTTTATTGGAGTTCTTATATACATAATTCGAATACAGCCGCTGGTATACTAACCATCGAATTCATTACAGACATAACAATCGACACAACCATCGGTTCCAATAACGGCTATTTTATATGTAATTCAGATAATATCCAAATCGGTTCTCGTGTATTGAAACCGGATGGAACGCGCACGGTAATTACAATAAATGGAATCACGAATTACCCTGGGCTTATTCAAAACGGAACAGGCAACGGCGGAGGGACAAACGGATACAACAACATCTACGTGGTGAATCTCGAAATCCGCGCAACTGGCGGGGCGCATCTCGTAAATGGAGGTGGATGGGTCGGTCAGGGACATTTCGGGAATAATACGACTGCGTCCAGTAATGTTATCATAAACTGTCATTCAAATGGGCCGATAAGTAACAATAGTGGCGGTATCATCGGACATTATTGCGGACCGGTCAAGTGTGTAGGATGCTCTTCTCTCGGCGCAATCAACCAACATGCGGGCGGTATCGTCGGAAGCCATTCTCCTGCTACGGCTGGCGCACTTCGATGTGAGTCATGTTGGACAACCGGCGAAATCGGGCATTTTGCTGGCGGTATAACTGGCGAGTCAAGTGGAACCGCTGTTGTCATCAATTGTTACTCGACAGGTGTTATGAATGAGAACGCAGGTGGGATATCCGGACATTTAACTGGTGGGACGGGCGGTGGCGCCTATACCGTGAGTGAATGTTATAGCACAGGTATAATCAACAACCTCGCTGGGGGTATAATTGGTAGTAATTCAGGTTCGGTTACGGTCACCAACTGCTATTCTCTCGGCGCGATTTTAGCAACCGGCGGTGGCATTCTCGGTAGGGTTCCGGGCTCAAATTCCACGAATAAAAGCATCACGAATTGTTATACGACGGGGACAACTAACCACGCACATGGTTATATCGTCGCGAATTACACGAACGTAAATACCAATCTCACGGTTCATACAGGGACAATCACACTCGCGAATAATTACTCCGAAGCGGCGAATGCGAGTTCAGGATGGAATAATACCCGCGCGAATAATGTGCTTATAGGCACACCTTCCTCATCGAGTGTGCCTGTTGGAGCGAAATGGGTATATGCTGGTATGAACACACCCTATGAGCTTTATATGATGGGGCATACACCATATACACGCGCTGTTATAAATGGCGCTCCGACATCCCCGGCAATTGTGCGCTTATTTGCTTCCTCCACCGCGGCTGGAACTTCGACTGCGTCGGCGTTGATCACCACCAGTCGGTCCTATTCGATTCTACAAATCGCGGGCAGCAGCGGGTCAGTCGATTCTTATCCCACGATTACGATGAACGCCACGACTGGCGCACTCGGAACAACTCGAGATACGGCGACGGGGATATATACGATAACCCTTCGCAATAACGGGAGTTATCATATTACAGTATATGAATTAACGGTGACAGAGGCGGTCACACATCCGCATAATCCGTGCCGTTTTTTCAGTCTATTCACCAATAACGCCCAAGTATTTTATAAATCGCATAGTCTCGCGAGTGGCGGGGTGGGGACAGTCCGTAATTACAGGCGAAAGGCGAATAGGACATAGGGTCGGGCACAGGGCACAGTATATTCTGTATAATATAAATATTATATTCATATTATATAGCATTATTAAGGGTAATATGGTTTCAAACAAAATCAAACGTAATCACACCAAAAGACGGCGACAAACCAAACGCAATACGAAAAAAAAGAACGCGATATCGCGAAAGAACCGTATGATTGGTGGTAAAAATAGAAAAATACAATATTCTGATAAGGCGTATGATGGACAGGTTTGGCCTGAATTAAGTATGAATATACCACATGGAAAAGGAACGATGACATGGAATAACGGTGATGTTTATAATGGACAATGGAAATACGGAAAAATGTCTGGTCGGGGGACAATGACGCGGCATGATGGAACAAGTTACACAGGCAATTGGCGGAATGATAAAATGAACGGGTTTGGATCTTTTCGTTATGCCAATAATAAAGTATTACAGGGTATATGGGCTGATAATATGCCAACCGGTAATTTAAAACTGATATGGCCGAATGTGGATCCGATACGTAGTTCAAGTAAAATAGTAAAAGCAGAAGAATTTGATGATTTTCCTTATTATGATAATAAATCAGACGCATCCACCATGGACGAACATCATTCAGATTCAGACGCATCCACCATGGACGAACATCATTCAGATATAGATGACGATGAGGATTTAATGAATAGATTCAATATTCAATATCGTTTCGGACGACAATGATTGAAGCGTATTCACGGCGTCGGTATAAACTCCCAATCAAATTCCAAACATATCTGTTTCCATATCTGGTCTTGTTCTATGCGTTTCTCTCGATCTTTCAACATCGGAAAAAATGGCAGGAATTCGGTTCGTCCAAGCAGCTCACATAACTTATACACCGTATAATAATAATTCAGGAAATTCACGCGGTCGTCGGGACAAAACTTTGCGTAAGGACCCTGTATTTCCATAAAAAGATTACACAATCGCTCTTCCAAATCAGGCGTCATCACCGGCGGCTTAATCCCAAGCTTATCTTTAATAAATGGTATATGCTCGTAGTATTTATTAAACCCGAGTTTCTTCATGATTTCTTTGGCTTTCTTATCCGTGAATTGAGAGATTTCGATTCGCTCTTTCTTGATCTGCTGTTTAATGCTTTCAAGCACATGTTCGGGTATCGACGTCGTTTCCTTCGCCTGAAATTGGGCGAGAATTTCACGAAAATGATTAATGCGTTTATACGCGTAAAAACACGCCTCTTTAGGCGGCTCTTTATAGGACGGCTTCTCATTATCGATTAAGAAAACGACTTGTTTAGAGCATTTATTACACACCATAATCCCTTCACTTTCAATCGGAATCATCTCGCCTTGACGACAAAACTGACATATATCCGTGGAATAGACATATTTAGAAACGTCCATATAATTCTGGTCGATACTCGACATATATTTTTCCACATTATTATGCTGATTTTTGAAGAGTTCTTCTGTTTTCTTCGCTTCAGGAAGGTTGAAGAACGCATTTAGGGATTTTGTTTTCATCGAACCGCCGCTCGTGATTGTTTTTTTGGTTTCGAAATATTCGAAGATATACTCACTATTATTTAGGTAATAATTCTTATAGTCTTGTTGATGCTTTTTTATCGTGGCGGTAATTTCTTTGATTCGGTCTCGGATTTCAAGACACTCTTCGAGAGTTGATTTAGGTTTATTCGCATGTTTATCTTCTGTTTTTTGTTCTTGTTCTTGTTCTTCATGACTATCGTTGTTTTCTGGTTTATCATCGTTATCGTCGGGAATGCTATTATTACATACATGAGATGTTCCGCCGCCATTTTTTAGAATACGCAAACGTTCTTTTAGGGAGTTTCTTTCATTTTCTAATTCAGGAATAATTGTATCTTGTATATATTGAAACTCGCCTTGTAATTCTTTATGTTTGCTATCAAGCGTTGTGATACTTCGCTCGTCCAAAACAATCTTTTTAGGTGGTTTATACTTAAATAATGACATAATAGCCACCTCTCTGCCGCCACCGTCGTTGTATACGTAAGTTTAGCAATTTTTGTTTAATTCGTATTTCTATTATTTTTCTGCGGAATTGTGTCAATTTCCGCGATTTTTTTTCTTTTTGAATAGTATAACAAGCATTTTATAATGGGTGGAGGACTTATGCAACTGGTCGCCTATGGCGCCCAAGACGTTTACCTTACTGGTAACCCCCAGATCACTTTCTGGAAGGTTAGCTACAAGCGTCACACCAACTTCGCTATGGAGTCTATCGAGCAGACTTTTAACGGCCAGGCTGACTTCGGTCGCCGTGTGACCTGCACCATCTCTCGTAATGGTGATTTGGCTTACCGCACCTACCTTCAGGTTACTCTCCCCGAGATTAGCCAGGCTTTGAAGAACACCTCCGGTTCCACTGGCGTCTATGCCCGTTGGCTTGACTTCCCCGGTGAACAGCTCATCTCTCAGGTTGAGGTTGAGATCGGTGGCCAGCGTATCGATCGCCAATACGGTGATTGGATGCACATCTGGAACCAGCTTACCATGTCCACCGAGCAGCAGCGTGGCTACTTCAAGATGATCGGCAACACCACCCAGCTGACCTTCATCACCGACCCCTCCTTCAACGACATCGATGGTCCTTGCGACGCCAACGCTCCTCGTCAGGTTTGCGCTCCCCGTAACGCTCTCCCCGAGACCACCCTCTATGTCCCCCTTCAGTTCTGGTTCTGCCGCAACCCCGGTCTGGCCCTTCCCCTCATCGCTCTTCAGTACCACGAGGTCAAGATCAACCTTGACATCCGCCCCATCGAGGAGTGCTTGTGGGCTATGTCCTCCCTGAACAGCACCGCCGGTTCCGCCGTGAAGGTCACTTCCGCTTACAACCAGTCCCTCGTTGCCGCCTCCCTCTACGTCGACTACGTCTTCTTGGACACCGACGAGCGCAGGCGTATGGCCCAGAACCCCCACGAGTACCTCATCGAGCAGCTCCAGTTCACCGGTGATGAGTCCGTCGGTTCCTCCTCCAACAAGATCAAGCTCAACTTCAACCACCCCGTGAAGGAGCTTATCTGGGTTGTCCAGCCCGACAAGAACGTTGACTACTGCTCTTCCCTCGAAGCCAACACCGTTCTTAACCGCCTCCTCGGTGCTCAGCCCTTCAACTACACCGACGCCGTCGATGCCCTCCCCAACGCCATTATGGCTTTCGGCTCCCACGACGGTGTTGCCGCTACCACCGGATCTTACATCAGCGCCTCCGGCCTCTTCAACGACGCTGGTGCCGCCGATGTCTCTGTTAGTGGAACTCACGCTTGGTGGCACGCGGGCGATGTTAATGTTACGTCGTCTCAGTATAACTTGCCCAACTTCGGCGCTGGCGGTCTTTCTGGTGTCTCTGATGCCGGCACTTTCGTCCTCACCGAGACTTCTCTCGACATGCACTGCTGGGGTGAGAACCCAGTCGTCACTGCCAAGCTCCAGCTTAACGGCCAGGACCGCTTCTCCGAGCGCGAAGGAACCTACTTCGACCTCGTTCAGCCTTGGCAGCACCACACTCGCGCCCCTGATACCGGTATCAACCTGTATTCTTTCGCGCTGAGACCCGAGGAGCACCAGCCTT